TTGCGATTGCTGATATTGCGGTCTCTTACCACTAACCGTATTCACGCGTCGGCGAGGAACAATCATCCATTCGGTTTGATCATCCTTACTCAACTGCGGGCGTTGCTGCTGCTGCGGTTGACGAGGACGCTGTTCAGGTTGACGGTATTGTTCAGAAGGTTGAACGGATTGTTCACGTTGAATATGCCGAGGAGCAGTGCGAGTTCGTTCAGAACGTGTTTCACACATCAGCTTTCCGCCATTTACACCACGAACCGATGTTGCGTGAATATCATTTTCTCGGTTTTCGCGAGCAAGGGGCAAAATGACAAATTCAACATATTCGCCTTGCACCAAATACTTGTATTGCAATTGTTCAACATTGATTTCACTATGGTGAACGAAAATATCGCGCTCCTCATTGGTGCCACAATCATTAACAGTAATAAATCCGTAGCCTGCCTTATTGTTAAACCACTTAACACGCCCATTGGTGGTGGTGGTGGTGTTCGTAGTTGTGGTCTTGGCCTTGGCCTTGGTCGTAGTCCTAGCTGTTTCAGTTGCCATTATTCTAGTATACTACTATTATAGTAAGTATCTTTAAATGCTTATCATAATATTATTATATCATTTGGAAAATCTTTAGTATAAGCTTGATAAGTTCGTTAATATAGTTTGCAAATAAATATAATTTGGTTTGTCTGTAAAACTCAAATTCTTGCAATAATTAATAAATAATACAAATTCACCGATGGTCTCATTACACCAACCAAATTCTTGTTTTTGTTTTATAACGGCCGACACACTTGTTTGATGTTGCCAAGGCAATTTGCCATGATACAAAAACATTAAAATATAACCAAGTGATTCTAAATCATCCCGCCGACTTTGCGAAAATCCTTGATGCGTATTGACGCTCATATAACGATGAGTTCCAATAATGGTTTCATTTGTTTTTAACCCATAATGCCGTTGTTTATCATCTATGAAACATTTGGCCAAACCATAATCAATCAAATATACTTCAGTTAAATTATCCTTATTATTTTTTATTAAAAAATTGGATGGCTTTAAATCACAATGGACAATGCCTCGGTCATGGATATCCTTTACTATTTTTAACATTTGTAATCCAAAATGTATGATTACTTTCATTGGCAATTGTTCTTCATTATTCTTTCGTATATCTTCCAACGACTTACCTAAAAGTTCCATTGCAATATAATTAAACCGATCATCCGAACCATAATCGTAGAGAGATGGAATGTGTTTTATACCTTTTATTTTTTCATAAACCGACACTTCATTTTCTAACAAATTCATATGTTTCTTTGCCATTATTTTAATCGCAATGGTGACATCTATTTCACCCGATCTCTCTTCCTGACCATTTTCATAAGCATTATCATAAGTATCATTACTATAAGTATCATTACCATTATCATAAGTATCATTACCATTATCATAAGTATCATTGTCTGACAATGACCCATCCATATCATTTAGAATAGTATCATGCTGAGGCGGACGTTTAATTCTAGTTCTGTAGGATGCTATAAATGTTTTACCAAAGGATCCTTCCCCTATTTTTTTTAGAAGTTTAAATTTATTTGCAATAAGTATTGCTTTTTCACTCATCTATACTATTGCTATTTTTAATTACTATACATAAAACCGTATTTTATATTTATATATTAGTTTTTATTTATTGATTATAGTTTATTGATTATAGTTTATTGATTATAGTTTATTGATTATAGTTTATTGATTATAGTTTATTGATTATAGTTTATTGATTATAGTTTATTGATTATACTCGTCTGCTTATATACCGGTTAATTATTATTAAAATGATTTAGAATAGGCTACTGTATTACTATAATAAACCAATTCACAAGACATTTCTAAGATGGTTGTTCTTTGCGATAAACCCTTTAGTGTTACCGATGCCATATTTATTGAAAATGATATTGTTAAAGAATTTATCCCCGAAGGGCTTCTATTAAGTGATTTCCAAAAATGGGCAATTAAAGCGATTACCGAAGGTGATAATGTTTTGGTGACGGCGCATACTGGTTCTGGGAAAACCTTGCCGGCTGAATTTGCCATTCAATATTTCACGGCACAGAATAAAAAGGTGATTTATGCTTCGCCAATTAAAGCATTATCCAACCAAAAATTATATGATATGCGCCGCAAATACCCGCATATTTCATTTGGTCTTCTGACGGGCGATTGCAAGGATAACCCGGAAGCCGATGTCCTCATTATGACGACCGAAATTTTACGTAATACGCTGTTAAACAAGAAGATTAACACAACGACCGAAACCGCATCTATCGAAACCGCATCAAAATTACCCTTATTATTTGAAATGGATTTTGACGCCGACTTGGCAGCGGTTGTTTTTGACGAGGTCCATTACATTAATGATGCCGAGCGTGGTTCCGTATGGGAACAATCTATTCTAATGTTGCCTCCGCAAGTTCAACTCATTATGCTTTCGGCAACCATTGACCGCCCCGAAGAGTTTGCCAGTTGGATTGAAACCGAGAAACAACAGCAATCCAAAGAGCGTTCTTTGCCGATGAAGCAAGTCTACCTCGCATCCACCCATGAACGGGTTGTCCCTTTGACGCACTACATGTGGTTAGCCATCAATGAAGGCGCGTATAAAAAAACGGCGAAAACACCATATGAAATGAAAATAGACCATCTGCGTGGTGTGCCAATTAAAATTGCGTCATCCGATGGATTGTTTTCGGAAGAAAATTACCATAAAATGAAAGACGTGTTGGATTATATGTGCAAGAATAAAACTTATGTGAAACGTCAATTCGTCATGGAAAATCTATTGCGGTTCTTAAAAAGCAAGGAAATGCTGCCTGCCATTTGTTTCGTCTTCTCGCGAAAACACGTTGAACAGGCCGCGCAGGAAATTTCATTTAGTTTATTTGAAGATGACAGCTTGTTGCCTTCGCTTGTAGAAAACGAATGCCGCCATATTCTGCAATCTAAACTGCCAAATTATAAAGAATATATGGAATTGCCCGAATATGCAACGATCGTCGGGTTGCTGCAAAAAGGAATTGCGATTCACCACGCTGGCATTATCCCTGTCTTGCGCGAAATGGTAGAACTTTTGTTTGAAAAAGGTTACATTCGGCTTTTGCTTGCGACCGAAACGTTTGCCGTAGGATTAAATATGCCGACCAAAACTGTTATTTTCGCTGGTATCAGTAAATTTAATGGCTCGGTGATGCGTATGCTTTTCCCGCACGAATATACGCAGATGGCAGGGAGGGCCGGGCGGCGGGGGTTAGATACGGTTGGTCACGTCTTTCATTGCGTCAACTTATTTGATTTACCCTGCGTCTCGGACTATCGCCATATGCTCACTGGGCCACCGCAAAAGCTGACCTCTAAATTTAATATTTCCTTTAATTTGGCACTTTCAATGATTGAAACAACTACCGATATTCTCTCCTTTATGAAACAAAGCATGCTTTCAAGCGACATTAATAAAGAGATTAAAGGGTATGAAAAGGAAGAATTAAGGGTCGCTCAACAATTACAGAAAAAAGAGGAGACGCTTGCTCATTGTTGCCGCACACCTATAGGTGTAATGGAGCGCTATAAAGAGTTAAATGCATTGGTCACGACGTTAGCAAACAGTGCGCGTAAGAAAGTGCGTATTGAAATGAACGGGTTAGAAGCAACACATAAATTCTTGCTCGCTGATATGGAAAAAATGAAAGCAATTGATGAAGTGAAAGCCGACTATAAAAAGGTTATGACTGAAAAGCAAAATACGGCGCATTTCATTTATAATACCGTTAATGACCTGAATAAAATTTTAGTAGATAATGGATTTCTTGATATTCACGACGACAATTATGTTATTACCGAAAAAGGACGATTTGCAGCGCAACTCCAAGAAACGCATCCACTCGCAATGACCGATTTGTATTATAAGATGGGACGGTTTGATTCATTAGATGCTTCTGAATTAGCCGGATTGTTCAGTTGTTTTTATCCTGTATCGGTGGCCGATGAATTTAAGGCACATAAACCACACGCACTCAGCGATGTCATTATGCATATGAATAAAATGTTAGGGCATTATTTATGTTCCGAAGAAGATGTATTTTTGAATACTGGTGCAAATTATGACATTTGTTATGAACTAATGCCTTATGTGATTAAATGGTGTGACACAAAAGATGAAATGGAATGTAAAAGTGTTATCCAAGAAATGAAGAAAAATACTGGCGTGTTTGTTGGTGAATTTGTGAAAGCATTATTGAAAGTAAACGCGGTTGCGTTAGAATTTGAACGTGTCTGCGAAACGACACAGAATATTGCGCTCTTGGAAAAGTTGCGGATGATTCCATCCTTGACCTTGAAATACATTGCAACAGCTCAGTCGCTTTATTTGTAATGTTTACACGGTTTTTTACACGGTTTTTTTACACGGTTTTTTTACACGGTTATTATAATTATTATATTAATTATTATATTAATTATAAAATTGATATAAGTATAATACTATTTATACTCATTAGAGAAACACACACATCATGGATACGGTTAATGATACTAATAATAACGTTAAAGACAATTGGGAGGATTCCAGCGAAAGTGAACCAGAGGAAGAACAAGGCGAAGAAGACATTGGAAAAAATATTAATGTTAAAAATAGCATAGATCGTCCAAATGATAGGATTCCTGTAACTCACACTAATGGCAGTGATTATGATAATGAAGAATGGGATTTTTATGAAGGATATTCCCCTTGTAGTAATTGTGGAAAATACTCCGATGCACGTATTATTATGATTGAAAGTAAACGCATCTTTTGTTATGATGCTTGCTTGGATAAGGATGAGATTTATGATGATGGTGATGATGATGATTATGATTATGACGACCTTGAAGAGTATGATCGGAAATTAGGATTAGCCGTTTCGTGTCGGGGGTGCTAAATAATTGTATATGTTATGTTAATTTTACCCTTATTAAAAATATGTTATTATCTCTTTAGCTGAATGGTTAAGTCATTCATTATTATTTAATGCATTATAATGGATTTTTAAAAAATGTATTGCAACGTTTCAATTGGAATATATGGATGAATTATCATTTGAATGGAAAAAAATACCAACTATTTAACTAGTAAAAGTTGTATAAAAAATTATTAATTATATATTTAATTTAATACTACATAAATATATAGTATGCCGACTGATCATGATTTAGAAACATTACAAAATTTTTTAGAACTTGTTGGTGGTTATACTTATTACTCTTTAAAAGAAATAATTGATAAACCTAATTTATATTTATTATCCAATGATAGAGATAGATTTTGTAGGGAAAAGACTATTATAAATGATAGTCAAGATAAAGTTATAGAAATAGAAGGTATAGAATTAACCTATACAAAATACAATTGTAATAATGAAGATAGTGTTGACGTATTTGATATAAAAAAAATCAACCCCTACATTCTTGAGATGATGAAGCAAAAAATGAGTGACGATGGGTCTGATAATGATGATGATGAGTCTGATGAGAATAATGATGATGAGAATAATGATGAAGACTCCGCTAATAATGATGATGAGTCTGATGAGAATAATGATGGTGGTGGTGGTGCTTACAGAGGAGGAACTGATTTTTCACGACATCCTAGTATTTACTCTAATGATTTAACTAATGATCAGCGTGAAGAAATAAAAATTTATAAAAAAAACATACAGAATACGAATTCATCCGATACAAAGGCATTTGTTGTAAATTTATTGAGCCAATTGAATTCCCATAATGATAGATGTTTTTATAAAGGTGCGTTTGTATTTGCTGATACAACAGAGTTGGATTTAACCACTATGTTATTTAATGAAACTGCTACATTTTTGATGAAAGCAGTTGAAAGTCATAAAAAATATTGTTCTAAGGATAATAACCAAGAATGGTATAAAAAAAATAGCACTATTTTACAACAAAAAATAAATAATAAAAACGGAATAACTATTTTGGACAATCTAAAAAAAAAACATGTATATGAAGTACACATTTCGCCAACTCACCATAGTTGCAGTTGTGATAATAAGAAGGGTTTAGAATATCAGAATGTAAAATGGTATCCGTTTATTGGCGGTGATGGCAACAATTATGTTTTTTTGAAATTAGAAGGATATCCTACAATGGAATTGTTACATTTATGGCACTGGATAGTAAGACACGGCAGAGAGAAGACGGATAATTTGACGAAAAAATTAGTTTCAATGTTTACTAAAACAAATATTACTATTGATGCGACTGTTAGTGATAATGATGAGCAAACAAACAAATCTAAATGTGCTACGCACCGCGAAGATTGTTCTCCTTGTTCTTATAGTGCAACTAATGATGGAACAAATAATAATTATGTATTAATTAGTGATAATGACAAAGGAAACGAAACAATAAATAATTATCCATATCAATTTAAAAGAGATGGTAAAATAATAACCCGGGGTGATGAAATTTTTGTGCCAGAATCCATGTTACGCAACCTTTTAAATTTAAGCTCAAGTTTTAAAGGCGGCAGACGCAAAACCCGCAGTAAAGCTGGTGGACGCAAAACCCGCCGTAAAGCTGGTGGACGCAAAACACGCCGTAAAGCTGGTGGACGCAAAACCCGCCGTAAAGCTGGTGGACGCAAAACCCGCCGTAAAAATTAATAAAAAACATTTAACTAAAACTCTTCGAACTGGACTTGAACCAGCAACCTTTCGGTTAACAGCCGAACGCGCTAACCAATTGCGCCATCGAAGATATTAAAATGTTGTTTTTTTATTAATTAATGAATAATTAATAGAGTGAGTGAGATAGAGAGTGAGTATCTATATACCATAGATAATTCGTTTTTAAATACTTTTTATAATTATATTTATTTTTATTACTCTATTATTTATATTTATTTTTATTTACTCTATTATTTATATATATTTTATTCCTTTTTTATATATATGTTATTTTACAAAAAACAATTTAAAAAAACATCTCTATAGAGAGTATATAACTATATAACTATATCACAATCTATCAAATTCGCCCTAATGGTGAAATGGTATCATGGCACTTTTCCAAAGTGTTGGCGGCGGTTCGATTCCGCCTTGGGGCATTATACGATTTATAATTTTGACTGGCTGAATTAGCTCAGTTGGCAGAGCGTTGGTCTTATAAGCAGACACTATCGTGACTTTATTGCAAAGGACGCCAAATGTCGTGGGTTCGAGCCCCATATTCAGCATAAAATTATATATTCGTATATTTTTATGACATCGTATATTTTTATGACATTTTGTATATTTTTATGACATCGTATATTTTTATGACATCGTATATTTTTATGACGCCACACCACCTCACAACAATTGTAATCTTATTTTTTTACACATTTTCGCTTCATCTAAAAATTGATGAATTGAAATATCAACTATCGTATAATCCACTAATTCTTTATCGGTTTTTACATAGGATAAAAACTTAATTGTCTGTATATAAACATTGTATTTATACATTGGTTTTTTACTATGTTCAATACTATGTTCAATACTATGTTCAATACTAT